GGCCCGCTGCCGCCGCCGGGAAGCTGGTCATCTGCGAGACGAACAGCAGCGTCGTGGCGCACCGCCCGGAGTGGTTCACCGGCATCTTCAACGAGTTGCATGGCGCGAACGGCTCTGTGCCGAAGGGCGGCGGCAACCATCCGATGTGCACGTTCTGGCTCGACACCGGCCCGCTGTCCGGGCCGTGGGTTCCCGGCGATCAGGCAACCATCGCGACGCTGACCCACCTGGCGGCGCTCGCCGGATGAGCCGCTGCCTCTGCGTCTGGCAGGAGGTCAGCCGGGGAGCGTACCGGCTGGCGCTGATCCACTGGCGCTGCCCGGTTCACGCGGCGGCTGGGCAGCGGCGCTGGCTAGCCGAGCCGCTACGTTCACCGCAGCCGCGAACTGCTGCGCCCGCCTGATCTTGAACGTCCCCAGCGGAGCCGACCAGGAGTAGCCCGGCCCGGCGATAGTCAGCGTCGCCCGCCGGCTCATGCCCCAGCCGACCGACGCGACATCGGCGATGGTCTGCCCGGTGACGGGGGCGATCTCCTGGCGGTGCCGGATCGTATGCCAGCCAGCCCCGCCAGGGTCGTGATGCTGGACGAGTTCAAAATGATGCCAGGGAGCGGCGGCGAAGGAGCGTCTCATCGCAGGTGGCCCTTCCTGCCCGACGATTCTGTCCTCCCCCGGATCATAGCCGCCCGTGTCGCAACCGTCCGTAGCGCGCTCGTGTCGGCCCGTTAGGTTAACGTTGGGTTATGGGAGAGGAGCATCAGCCGCCGATCACCCGCCAGCGGGGCCGCTACCCGGTCCTGCTCGCCGTCAAGATCAGCGCTGAGATGGCAGAGGGCATCAGCCGCGCTCGCGGCAGCACCCGCGAGGCCGTCTGGATCCGCCGCGTCCTAGCCGACGCCATCGGCGCTCCGCCCGGGGAGAGGAGCACCACACCATGACCGGCCCGCAAACTATCCGCCGCAGGCTCGCACCGGAGATCGAGGCTCACGCCGTCCCCTACAACGGCTCGGGGTCCGTCGCCGCGATGCGGCAGATCATCCGCCAGCACGACCCGGCCGCCCAGGTCTCCGAGGTCCGCAGCCTGGGCGTCGTCGTCGTCGCCTGGACGCCGGAGTATCCCGCGCCAGCCGGCTACGTCCACTATCTGATCGTCGAGCGGGGCTGCTGGCTCGTCATCTCCGAGTTCTCCGTCCAGGCGATCTCCGCCGCCGGGATCGCGGCCGACTGGGAGGCTGGCTGAATGAAACCGTCCCGCCGGCCGGGCGAGTACCGCATCCTGACCGTGACGATGCGGGAGCCCGACAGCCCGGCCCAGTCGATCATGTGGGTGCAGATCCTCGACGGCCAGGTCTATCTCGGAGCGCCCGGCTCCCCGGAGGCTGACCCCCGGAAACATCCGGGCTCCTGGGACTGCCTGGGGCCGCTCGACGGCCTGGGCATCTCGCGGGAGGGGAAGGCGGCGCATGGGCCGCTGCGGGCGGCGATCTGGGCGGCGCTCGGCCACCCGGATAAGGCGAGGGAGGGCGAGGCGGACTGATGGCACGCGACGTGACGGTGATGCCCGGCCGCACCGACGTGCTCCGGGCGGTGCAGGATGGGCTGATGGCGATCTACCAGGAGGCCGACCTGCGGCGGCAGCAGGCCGTCGATGACTCCGATCATGGGCAGGCCGAGGCGGCCCGCCGCAAAATCCGGGAGGCTGCCGGGATGGAGGCAGCAGCCGTCTGCCTGGATGCGCTGATGGCGCGGCGGCTGCCGACGCTCTGGCCGCCCGGCTAACCTGTAGGTACAGGAGAGGAGAACCTCATGACCGACGACAATCAGGCTCCGTGGGAGCAGCCCGGCGAGTTCTACCGCCCGGCGGACACCATCGCCTACCGGCCGCTGCCGCCGCTGCCGCCGCTGCCCGGCGACCCGTATGCGCGGCCACCGGACGGCTGGGAGCAGCAGGCGCTCTCCCATCCGGCGAGCTACACCATCCCGCAGTACGCGCCGCAGATGACCGCCCCACCGGAGCCGCCTCCTCCTCCGCTGGCGCATCTGACACCGGCCAGGGTGACCGTCACCGAGACCGGCGGCGAATGGACGATCCGCGCTGAGATGCACGAGCCGAGGCCGTTCGAGAACGAGTGGGTCATCGACCTGCCCGACCCGCCGGCGATCCCCGCCGGGCAGTGTGTCCGCTGGCAGATCGTCTGGCTCTACCAGGATGAGGCGGGGCTGCGGCTCATAGGCGACGGCGGGGAGACGATCAAGGCACTGCACATGGGCTACGGGCCGGGCAACGGCGCGCTGATCCTCCGCGAGCTACGCGACGGCGAGTGGCTGCAAAAGTGAAAGATCTCGCGGAGTTCCTCGCCTGGACGCTCGGCGGGATGCTCGCCGCCGCTGCGTTCGCCGCGCTGGCCGCCTATGTGGCTGCCGTCTGGATGGGGCTGTGAGCGGCCGGTGGCGGGATGTAGTCCTCGTCACCGCCGTGTTCATCCCCGGCGTCCTCGCCGGCCTCGCTGTCCTGTATGGCGGGGATGTGGTCAGCCCGCTCCCGTCGCCCGTCGTCGCCGTGGCGGCCCCGCCGTGGCCTATGCAGGTGATGCCCACCCGGCAGCAGGCTGCCCCGCCGCCCGCTGCCCGGCCTCCGGTGCCGCCGCCGCCGGTTGTCCCGGCGCTCGCCGCTGCACCGGCCCCGGCTGGCAGCAGCCTCCCCGCCCCGGCTGCTGCCAGCCGGCCCAGCGCGGCTCCGGACCCCAGCCCGATGCCGAGCCCAACGCCGAGCCCAACGCCGAGCCCAACGCCGGCCCCAACGCCGGCCCCAACTCCTACCCCGGCTCGTTCCCATCCGCCGTGCCCACCGCAGTCGAAGGGATGCCATTGACCGCCTACCCGCAGCCATGCCCCGCCGGTCATCTCGTCTGGCTCGACCTCCGCGCCGCCCTCGACAGCGACGGCCAGCCGGCTACCGTTCTTGACGTGGCCCCGCTCGCCGCCCACTCCCGCTGCCAGCCGTACCCGCTGCCGCTGGCCAGCCGCGCTGAGCGGGCCATCCAGCGAGCCTTGGAAGAGGCCAGCCATGAGCCCTACTGACATCCTCTGCCCCATCTGCGGGGCGCAGCTAGCCTCTGGCGACGGCGGCCAGGCGATCTGTGAGGGCTCGGAGGGGATGCAGCACCCGCCGCATCTCGCGACGCTGCCACCTCCCGACACCCCCGGCTACCCGGGCGGCTGGCGGCTCGTCGGAGACGACCTCGTAGGACCGTGGAGGTACAAGCAGCCATGAGCAGCAACGGGCAGGGCGGCCAGCCAGCCGTCGATCAGGGCAACAGCCTGCTGATGGCCGCGCTGGAGGCGGGCAGGCGGCAGGCGGCGACGCTCCACACGGCGATAGCGGATACGGGCAACGGCCGCCGCACGCTGCTGGTGACGCTGCGCACCGATACGGCGACGGTCACCGTCCCGCTGTCCCGGGCGGACGCGGAAACGTGGGCGGCGCTGCTCGCTGATGGCGCGGCGAAACTAGCGGCCCGCCGGCTGGATGTGCCGGGCTCGCGGCTGATCCTGCCCGGTGACCCGGAGTGACCGGCTGGCTGATCCTCGCCGGCTACCTGCTGGGGTGGGTGGCGTGCACCCGGCTGGCCGTCCGCCGGCTCTGCGGCGACGCAGACAACCCGCTTGAGGCGGTCATGCTCCGGGTCCTCCTCGCCATGGCGGCGTTGTTCTGGCCGCTCATGGTCATCGTCGTGGCTATCTCATGGCGGGTGCCTAAAACGGCGGAGCAGCTACGCAGGGAGCGGGAGGCGCTGGACCGGCGGATCGCGGAACTGGAGCGGGAGGCCGGCATCAGTGGCCCCTGAGCGGCTGATCTCCTGGGCGGGGATCTGGGGTGCCGTGCAGGCGCTCAAGGCCACCCTGTCCTACCGGGCGGGTAAGCGCCGCGACCAAGCCAAGGCCAAGAGGGACACATGAACGGCCCCCTGTACCACTTCACCTGCGACCACTCCTACAGGCATATCGGCCGGTACAACGCCCTGCTCATCCCCCAGGACATCGGCGGCCCGCACCCCTTGACCGGCCTACCGCCATTGCTGTGGTTCACCGACGAACCACACCCAGACAGGGAACGTACCGGCCTGTCCTCGGTCACGATCACATGCGACCGGATGGCCCACCGCTACATCATCGACGACTGGGCAGCCTGCCAGTCGTGGATGGGTTCGTATTGGCGCGGCCAAGTTCCCGCAGACGCTCTAGAGGTACTGGAGTACCGCGAAGCCGGGTTTGAGCCGAGCACTGGCCACTGGTGGGTATCCGATCAGATCGTGCCCGCGCGGTGGGATCACGCATGGGCGCTTGTCCACGCCGCGAAGGCCAAGGGGGACACGTGAACCACATCGACCTGGGCACGCTCACCCTCGCCCACGGTGACCACGAGGACCGCAGCAACGGGCTGTGCCTGATGGAAGCCGTCGCCTGGTGGGCCGGTGAAGATCACACCGACCACCCGGCGTGCGTATCGCCGGTCCTCGGCCAGTTCGGCCGGAACCTCAATGACCTGCTGCCCGATGCCCGGCGGCAGGAGCTTCGGCAGTTCATTCCCCAGCTGGCCGGTACGGCCGGTGATGGCCTGGATGAGCGGCGCGGATATCTGGCGCTGGACTGGCTGGTCCGCACCTATCTGCCGGCGTTCCTGGCCCTGGTGCCGTCGCTGGCTGAGCATGTGACTGCTGTACGGGAACTGCCCCCTGTGAGCGACCTCAGCACTGCCCGGCGGGCTGGCCCGGTTGTCCATGCGGCGCGGGATGCGGCGCGGGATGCGGCGCGGGATGCGGCGCGGGCTGCGGCGCGGGATGCGGCGCGGGCTGCGGCGCGGGCTGCGGCGCGGGATGCGGCGTGGGCTGCGGCGGGGGATGCGGCGGGGGATGTGGCGGGGGATGCGGCGCGGGATGTGGCGGGGGATGTGGCGGGGGATGCGGCGGGGGATGTGGTGTGGGATGCGGCGTGGGCTGCGGCGCGGGCTGCGGCGGGGGATGCACTCGCGCCCATCGTCGCCCAGCTGCAGGACTCCGCCATCACCCTGTTCGGGGCGATGATCGCCGGCGGCACGCCGTGAGGGCGTGGTGCCGGGCGCATCCCCGGCTCACCGACCTGGCGTACATCGCCCTCGGCCTCGCCGCCACCATCGCCGCCGTCGTCCTCACCGGCGGCCACATGAACCCGGGAGGCTGACATGTGCTCGCCGCCTTCGACCACCCGGCGATGGCGATCCTCATGTGGATATCGGGGCTGTAGCTACGCAAAGGGCCAGCCTGGCGCTAGCATTCGCCTGTGACAGACCCTCCGCGAGGCCAGCGCGTATGGTCGCACCGGGGGCTGACAGATGCCGTAGCCCCTGCCACCGCCAGGCAGGGACTCCCGGATCAGGTGCCGTTCCGCTGGCGTGACCGCAACACCCGGCCGATGGAGATCGTCCAGGTCCGCCTCGACCTCATCCGGGCAGGGCTCTGCCCCGGCGTCTCCTGTATGAGGCTGGCCCGCCGCGAGTGCCGGGCGATCTGCGCCTATCCGGCGGACGGCGACGCGCCCACGGTCGTGTTTACGGTCAGCCCGGCGTTTACCCCGGATGCGCTGGACGCCGCTAGCTAGCCGGGCCGCGTGTCTAGCCGCGATCCGCCGGCCTGCGGCCGTCCCGGCGCGCTAGGGTGCCGGCAGACGCGCAGCAGGCGCACCGATTCTGGCATCCCGGTCGAAGGAGCCTCAGCATGGCCCAGTCCGATCCCAGCGCCGCCGCAGCAGCGGTCGCGCTCCTCACCGATCTCCCCGGCAAGCTGGCTGAGGAGTTCCCACGCGCCGCCCATCAGGGCCGCCTCGATCAGGTCGCGGCCCTGGCCGCCGGCCTGGCCTCCCTCGTCGGTGAGCTTCCCGCCGAGGAGGAGCGGGAGGCCGAGTACGCCGACCGGCTGCTGGCGCTGTATGACGCGGGCAGCTACAACAAGGCGGATCATCCCGACCACGCGCAGACGGCACTACGGGGCGCGCTGGCGCTCAGGAACGGAGGCTGAGGCATGGGCCGCTTCGTCGGCGTCGTCGAGTCGCAGACCGCGCAGCCCGCCGGGGCTCCGGTCACCACCACATTCAACGGCTACTTCGCCTGCCTGGTGCCTGGGGCGTCCGCCAATGCGAAGCTGCGCCGCATCCGCTGGCATGTGCGCGGCCCCGCCGGGTCGGTCACCTCCGACCAGCATTCCCTCGCGATCTACCGGCAGACCGTCCGCGTCGCCGGGACCGGCTTCTCCACGACCACGTTGCAGAACGAGGATCCGCGTGGAGCGGCGTCCGTCTCGACGGGCATCGACATCACGACGGCGGCGACCGCTGGCACGACCGGGCCGACCATCGGCGCGAACGCCCTGGCGAAGACCGGCGGCAACACCCAGATCGAGGGCGAGGTCAGCTTTGAGTTCCCCGACGACCAGTGGGCCGTCGATCAGGGCACGGCAAACGGCCTGGCCATCGTCAACATCGGCAACGCCCTGCCAGCGTCGCACCTGTTCGTGGTGACGTTCTTCGTAGAGGAGTAGCCGCGTGGGCAACAGGATCTACCTGGCCGCCCCGCTCGCACCGCTCAACTCGGCTGACGGCACGGCGGTCACCGCCACCTCGCTGACCGACGCGTCGCCGGCCCCGCAGAAGGTGGTGCAGCCTGACTGGCTGGAACTGGGCACGATCCTGCGGCTCCGGGCCAGGGGCGAGTACACCTGCGGCTCGACGGCGACGAACCTGACCATCGGCTTCTACTGGGGCGGCGCTGCGGGCGCGGTGTCGATCTGCGGCGTCGCCGGGCAGGCGCTCACCGTCTCCCAGACAGCCGTGCCGTGGTGGCTGGAGTTTGAGGGCGAGATCCGTTCGCTCGGCGCGTCCGGGTCGATCAAGGGGTCTGGCTACCTGGATCTGGCGACGTCGCTGACCGCCTCGACGCGGCTGCCGGTCCCGACGACGGCGGCGGCGCGGATAACGACCATCGACACGACGACCCGGAAGATCCTGACCGTCGCCGGCAACGTCTCGCAGACTGTCGGCGCTCCTGCGTTCACCTGCTATGGGCTGACCGCCGAGATCCTGGGCTGAGCTATGCCCACGCCGGGCGCAGCCGGGCCGGCTGGTGACCTGGGCTCGGTTCATCCTGCGCTCGGCGGCCGGGATGGCCTGTGGGTTTTCCGGCAGCCCGAGGAGGGCGAGCCGACCTACGGGTCGATCACCTACCGGGGTGGGACGTCAGGCGGGGCGGGCGGGGCGAGCGCGGCGTCGGCGGCGATCACGCTCCCGGCCGGGTGGCAGCCGGGCGACATGGCGGTCTACCTCGTCCGGGTCTCCACGACGGGGCAGACGTTCTCGCAGTCCGCTGGGACCGGCGCATGGGTGATCGACCAGCAGGGGTCGTTCGCCTCCGGGGGCACCTCATGGATGACCGCCCACCGCGTCCTCGGCTCAGGTGATACCGCGCCGACGTTCGCCTGGCAGACAGCGGCCCGCTGGGCGTGGGCCGGGTGTGCGCTCTACTCGGCGCGGGGCCTGCCGCTGGCCATCGACACCTACGCCCCGGGCGACCCGGCGCTGTCCGCGTCGGCGGGGAGCACGCTGCTGCCGGACGCGGCGACCGCGCAGGGCCTCGGAGAGGCGTCGGTGCTGCTCATCAGCGGCCGGTCAGCCGCCGCGAACACCGCCATATCGCACCTGTTCCAGCCGCCCGCCGGCTGGTCCTGGGCCGATGGCGACTCCGGCTTTGAGGGCAACCAGGGGCTCAACGCGAGGTTCGCCGGCGCGGCGTACCGGCTGAATGTTTCGGGGACGGTGCAGCCGCCGCTCGCCACGCTGGCCGACTCGGGCGGCGACACCTTCTGGATGACCGCCCACCATGTGCTCATAGCCGAGCATCCGCAGGCCGATCCGCCGCCGCCTCAGCGTTACTGGCGGGCGTTCGACACCGCGCTGCTCCTCCGCCCGCAGCGGCCCCAGCCGGCTATCCCGCAGCGCGGCGCAGGCGCAGCCGGCCCCGCTCCGGTGGGGCCGCCGGTGAGGCAGTACCCGGCGCGGTGGTGGCCCCGGTCCCGGCCACCGCAGTCGGCGCTCCCGGTGACGCCGCCGCCGTCGCTGTTCGTTCACCAGGATTTGGCGGCGGTCCAGATGACCTCCTCGGTGACGACGGTCTCCGTGACGCTGACCCGCCCCGTCCACGCCGGGGATCTGCTCGTCGCGTTCACTGGCGCTCCGACCGGCTCGACATTCCCGGCGGACATCTCCGACTCCTCCGGGAATACGTGGCTGGCCGGTTCGACGGTCAACCATGCGACGCTGCTCTACTGCCTGGCCGCGCTGGACTCCCCGGGCGGCCTGACGGTCACCGTCGCCCATACCGGCCAGTCGGGGACGCGGTTCCTCGCCGTCGAACGGTTCTCCGTCAGCGGCGCAGTGCAGCTATTCGGGTCGGTCCTCGCCTCGACGGCTAGCGGCACGTCGGGCTCGACATCGACGGCGACGGGGGTGCCAGCCGGGTCGCTGCTCGTCATGGGCATCCACGCTGACAATGGCAACGCCCGGTTCGCGGACGGCTCGTCCAACGGCGTGCCGGGGATCATCGGCGCGGAGGCATTCAACGGCTCCGGGTCGGGCATGATCCAGTATGTTACGGCGGCGGCCGGGGGCAGCGAGGCCATGTCGTGGCTGTCAGCGGTCAGTCTCTCCTCCTCCCCGGGGCAGGCGCTCGCCGTCTTCAGCGTCCAAATCCCGCTCCCAGCCGCCGGGCAGCGCAAGGGGTTCCCGTTCACGCAGCTGATGCGGCGGTGGATGCAGCCGCAGCCCGTCCCCGCGCAGGCAGCCGCCGCAGCCGCCCCGCTCGCCGCGCCGCCCCGGCCGCGCCGGCCGCTGCTCCTGCCCGTACGTGGCCGTCTCCAGCAGCCGCCCCGCGTGCCCCAGCCGCCGCCGCCTGCCATGCCACGCCGCCGGCCGCTGGTGCCCCGCCACTGGCAGCCTGAGCACCGCCCGCCGCAGCAGGTGGGCGCAGGCGGGCAGCCGATGCCGCAGGCGTCGGCGCGCCCGAGCCGGCTGCCCTGGGTCAAACGCCGCCAGCCCGTCTACCAGCCGGCCCCGCCGCAGGCAGGGACCGGGGCCGGCCCGCAGCAGCGGCTCCTCACGCCGTCCCGGCAGGCGAGGCTGTGGCGTCCGCTCAGGTCGCGGATGGTCATGCCCGCCGTCCCGCAGGTGGGGGCGGGAGCGGGGCCAGTGCCGGTGCCGGTGGGCAGGCCGCGACGCCTGCCCTGGCCGCGCCCACGGCCGCTGCCGGCGCAACTGCCAGCGGCCCCGGCTGCCGCTGCGCCGGCCCCGCTCGCCCCGCCAGCCGCCCGGCCCCGCCGGGTTCCCTGGCTGCCCGGCCGCCGCATAGCCCAGGGGCCAGTCCCGCCGCTGCCCGCCGCGCCCGCAGCCAGCCAGCCCCGCCGCCGGCCCTGGGTGTCCCGCCGGCAGCCCCGGCACCTGCCCGGCATCCCGCAGATAGGCGCAGGCGGCCAGCCGATCCCGGCGGCCAGCGCCCGGCCCCGCCGGCTGCCGTGGGTGAGGCCGCGCCAGCCGGTAGCCCAGCCCGCCCCGGCCCAGTTCGGTCCTGGCGCTGGCCCGTCCCGGCCTGCCGCGCCACCTCACCGGCAGGTGTTCCGCTGGTGGCCGCTGCGCTCCGCCATCCGCAGCGCCGTCCCCCCGCAGGCTGGAGCCGGCGGGCAGCCGATGCCGCAGCAGGGGCCACGGCACCGGCTCCGCTATCTGCGGAAGCCGAGCCGGTCCTACTTCCCGCCGCCGAGCCCGACGAATACGCCGGGCACAGCCGTCCCCGCGCCAGTCGCGGCCAGGCCGAGGAGGCTGCCGTGGGTCCGCTACCGCAACCCGACGTCGGTCGTTCCGGGGCCGACCGTCGCGCCTGCCATCGCCGCCCCGCCGGGCGTCCAGCGGCCGAGGCGGCTGATCCTGCCGCGCCGCGCCACGCCGCCGCAGCCTGTCCCCTGGCGGCAGCCCGGAGCCGCGCAGCCCCACCAGCGGCGGCTCGGGCGGTGGCGGCCCGGCCCTCCCCGACGCCCCCAGCAGGTGCCCTACAGCCAGGAGGTCTACCAGCCGTTGCCCGCGCCTGGGATGCCGCGCCGCAGGCCGCTGCCCTGGCCGCTGCCGCGACGTGCAGCCGCAGCCCTCCGCCAGCCTGCCCCGCTGCCAGCGCCAGCATCGGCGGTAAACCGGAGGTTTACCTGGGTCCGCCCGAGGCGGCCCTCCGCCGGGCTGCCGAAGGTCCCGCCGGCCGCCCTGCCACCGACAGCGCAGCGGCCGAGGAGGCTGCCGTGGCGGCCGAGACGCTCCCCCGTCTATCCCTATGCGCCGCCGAAGCCGCCGCCGCCTGCCCCGCCAGCGCCCATCGGACCCCGGCCGCGCCGCTGGCTGCCGTCCGGGTGGCTCCGCCGGCTGTGGCCATCGCAGCCGCCGCCGCCGAAACAGGTGCCCCCATCGGACCAGCTATTCGGCCTCGCCGCGCTCCCGGCGCACTCCTGGTGGGCGGCGCTGCCAGCCGCCGCCGCGCCGTTCGCCGCCGGGCCGCCATCGCCGTCCGGGATGGGTGCGCTCGCCCCGCACGGCCGCTGGGGTGCGCTGCCACCGCACGGCGGGTCGATGCCCGGCTCCCCGCATGGCTAGCTACGATCCTGGCAGGAGGGCGACATGCTGATCGAGGTCGGATCAACCCAGTACGTCAGCATCCCCATCGACACCCCGGCCGGGCTCGACCCGACCGGCTATGTGGTGAAGATGGCGATCATCCCGCAGTCGCAGGCGCAGCCTGGCGGCGGCGACTGGTTTGCCGCCTCCTGGCTGGCCCCCTATCCGGGGGCGGCGAAGGAGGTGACGGCGCTCATCAACTCCGCGAGCTACACCCCCGGCGAGTACACCGCGTTCGTCCAGATCACGGCCTCCCCGGAGACGCTCGTGCTGCGGAGCGGCCCGATCCGGTTCGGTGACGCCCGGCCCGCATCGACCTAGCATGGTCGCGTGCGCCATCATCGGGATCATCACCAGCCTGCCCGCCGCCGCCGCCGTGGCCTTCTGCGCCTGGGCTCGGCATGAGCGTCGCAGGTGACTGGTTTGTCCCCTGGCAGGAGTACGCCGCCCAGCAGTTCGAGGTCCGCGAACGCCGGTATCCGATGCCCGGCGATCTCGCCCGGACGCTGGATATCATCACCGCCGGCTCGCCGGCTCTCGACCTCATCGACGACGCCCTGCTGCGCCTCGTCTCCGACCCCGACCGGGATGCCCTCGCCGTGTTCATGCCACCGCAGGAGGGCAAGAGCCAGCGGTGCTCCCGGCGGTTCCCGGAGTGGCTCCTCGACCATCAGCCGGGCCTGCGGATCGCCATCGTCTCCTACGAGCAGGATTTGGCTGCCCGCTGGGGCCGGGAGATCAAAAACGATGTCGCGATCAACCACTGCCAGCGCGGCCCCGCCTGCTCCGATGAGGACTGCTCCCGGCTGCATATCGACATCAGGGCTGACAGCCGCGCAGCGGCCCGCTGGGAAACCCCGCAGGGTGGCGGCATCTACTGCGTCGGGATCGGCGGCGCGCTGACCGGCCGGCCCGTTGACATCCTCATCATCGACGACCCGGTGAAGGACCGCGCTGCGGCGGAGAGCAAAACGATCCGCGACGCGACCTGGGACTGGTGGGAGTCGGTCGCGCTGACCCGCCTCGCCCCCGGCGCGAAGGTTCTGCTTATCCAGACGAGGTGGCATGAGGATGACCTCGCCGGGCGGATCGCTGCCAGGCCGAGCCCGCTCCGCTGGGAGACCGTCAAAATCCCGGCGATAGCTGTCGCAGGAGACGCCCTCGGCCGGGAGCCGGGTGAGGAGCTAGCGTCCGTCCGGGGCCGCCGGCCCGGCCATTTCCGCAACCTGCAAGCGACTATGTCGCCGTACACGTTCTCGGGGGTCTACCAGCAGGAGCCGACAGCGGCGGAGGGCAACTTCTTCCGCCGGCCGAGCTTCCGCTACTGGCGGCCGGGGGAGCCGTGGCGGGACGGCCGGGAGCGGATCATGTGCGAGGGGCAGGCTGTGACCATCTCCGACTGCTGGATGTTCGCGACGATGGACCTGGCGGTCAGCAGCAGGACGTCCGCCGACTACACGGTCTGCGCTGTCTGGGCCGTCTCCCCGGCCGGGGATCTGATCCTGATGGACCGGCAGCGGGAGCGGATCGAGATGCACGACCATTTCGGCATGGTCGCGTCGCTAGAGACCACCTGGCGTTTCACGACGCTGTATGTCGAGAATCAGTGGATCGCCTCCTCCGTCGTCCGCGACGCCCAGGCCGCCGGGGTGCCCGTCGCCGGGCTGAAGGCCGACGCGGACAAGGTGACCCGGGCGGTCCCGGCTGCCGGGCGCATCCACGCCGGCCGGGTATGGTTCCCGGCGGAAACGTCGGGCTGCCTCTGCGGCAACTGCCCTGGCGGCGTCTGGCTGGATGAGTGGTGTGATGAACTGGCGGCGTTCCCGCAGGCGGGCACCCACGACGATCAGGTCGATGTCCTCGCCTATGCGGCCAGGGTGATGACGATGGACTGGGTTCCGGCGAAGCAGCAGCCGAGGCCGCAGGCGTTGACCGCCCATGAGCGGTCGCTGCGGCAGGCCGCTGATGCGGCTACGGGCCGGATCGGCTCCAGCAGGGCGGGCGGGGAACTCGACATCATGAACGTCCCGCTATAGGCGACACGCGGTCCCACCTGCCGGGACGCCGGCGGCTGCGCTCAGGCGCGTAGCGTCGTCAGGGCCAGCGCGGAGATGCACCTCCTGCCGGCACCCGGAAATGCGGCCCGGCGTCCTGCCCCCCGTCAGGATCAGCCGGGCCGCGCCCGCTGATCCTGAGCGTGCTCCTCGCGTGTCTTGGCCCATTGCCCAGCCCGCGCTCTGCGCTGGTGCGTTATCCTCGCCGCCAGGGAGATGACCCTGGCCAAGGTCTCCTCATCCTCCGAGCGTCGCGGAGCGCGTGCCTTGGCTGCTGGATCGGGTGCCCCGACCCGCGACATCGGCACGCCCGATCTCTACTACGGGACATGGGGGCAGGGGCTCCTCACCGACTGGTGGGAAACCACCGCCGACCTGATCTGGCCGCAGTCGGTGATCACCTATGGGCGGATGCGCCACGACCCCCAGTTGCGCGGCATCGTCTCGGCGTACATCCTGCCGATCATCCGCGCCGCCTGGCTCGTCGATCCCGCCGGCTGCCGCGATGAGGTCGCCCAGTTCGTCGCCACCGACCTCGGTATCCCCGTCCTCGGTGCCGAGGAGGATGCCATCGATCAGGCCGCCCGCGTCCGGGGGGTCCGCTGGCGGAAGCACATAGCGTCGGCCGCGTACAACCATCTGGTCTACGGCCACATGCCCTACGAACTGCGCTACCGGATCGACGAGCCGCAGCCCGGCGGCGTCCATCTCGACCATCTGGGCGAGCGGATGCCCTGGACGCTGGCGCAGATCCATCTCGGCCAGGACGGCCTCATCCAGGAGGTCGTCCAGACGACCCAGCAGCAGCCGATCCCCGCGAACCGGCTGATCTGGTATGTGCATGACCGGGAGGGGTCCAACTGGGCGGGGATCAGCCTGCTCCGCGCCTGCTTCGGCCTCTGGCTGCTGAAGCATGAGACGATGCGCGTTCACGCCTCCGCGATCCGCCGGTTCGGGATGGGTGTCCCGGAGGTCACCGCGCCGCCCGGAGCCTCCCAGTTGCAGGTGCAGTCCGCCAGCGACCTCGCGAGCGCCTACCGGGCTGGGGATCAGAGCGGCATCGGCCTCCCCGCCGGGTTCCAGTTCAATCTCCGGGGGATGCAGGGGTCCGTCCCCGATGGGCTGGCGTTCCTCAAATGGATCGACCAGGCGATGGCGAAGATGGCGCTGGCGGGGCTCGTCGAGCTAGGGCATACCGACAACGGGTCGCGGGCGCTGGGCGAGACGTTCATGGATCTGTTTCTCCTCGCCTTGCAGTCCGTCGCGGATGATCTGGCGGATACGGCGACGACCGGGCAGGAGGGGATGCCGGGCGTCGCCGCCGACCTGGTGTTGCAGAACTGGGGTGAGGACGAGCCGGTCCCGAAGATCATGTGCGCGGATGTCGGGGAGAACTATGAGGCGACCGCCGAGTCGCTGGCCAAGCTGACCCAGTTCGGTGCGCTGTCCCCCGACCCGGCGCTGGACGGCTGGATCAGGGAGCGGTGGCGGCTGCCAGACCGGGAGATCGCCTGGGAGCCGACCAG